CGCCGCCGCCACCCTTGGCGCCACCAGATTCTGCGCCCTGGCCCATGCGTCACCCCTCAATAATGGAGATCAGCAGTTTGGTGCCGGTCACGTTTGATTGAGCGGCGTAGGTGCCCGGCTCAAGACGCCCCACGGCAGCTTCTCCACCTTGCAGCCGCACGCACGGGACCAACGCGCCGGCCGACAACTGCCCGAACGATACTGCGGCCGTGCTCACCGTGGACAAATTGCGAGCAAAAAACAGCCCCACGGAAGACATTGTGGCAGTGGAGATTGCCGCCGTGCTGGCGGCATTCGTGCCGGGCGTGATGGTCTGCGTGTTGATGCCGCTGCTGCTGCAGCTGGCCGTAACGCCAGAAGCGATAAACGTCTGATTTAGCGATCCTTTTTGCACTTGTGCATTGATTGACCAAGTGAGGTCTGCCATTGAAATCCTTTCACGTTGTGGGTGGCGTGCCGAAATAGGTGCTGAAATTGACTGCCGCCTGCGTTCTCCTTGTCAGCAGCAAGGGCGGATTGGCTTCGCCTGGGCTTGACGTGTCGAGCGTTCCATTGGAATTCAGCGGTTGCGGATTGCTGGCGGGAAGTTTTTCAGTCTTGCTTTCATTCCAGACCCACACCCGGCGACGTTCGCCCGATTGCAAATAATTCCAGCCGACGTTCGGGATCAGCAGGGCGTGCCCGTCAGGCCGGTAGGTCAACTCAACTTCAACCTGCCAGTAACGTATTTCCGAGCCGTTAACGACTTCCACGGCCGGCTGGCCGCTGATGCCGTCGCATCGCCAGGTATAGGCCGCCCCGCCGCAATACGTTGAATCGTTAACCGCATTGGTAACGGAAGCGGCGATTGCGTAATCGAACGTGGGTCGGTTTCCAGATATGTGGGCTTTTAGCACCGACAGGTCAGTGGTGACGCCTTCAAAGAAATCGCCAGCGCTATTTGTTAGCGCCCGCTTGTCTCCGTTGCCAGTGCCGGCGTAATACCACAGAGCCGGAACCGCCATGCCGCTAGTGGCAAACTTCCAAATGTCTGGCCGGGAAAGCGGGTTCGGGTCAAGATCTTTTTGTTTTGGGACTTCGTAATCCCACTTCACCAAATAATGCCAGCGGGATCCGTTGTAGTTTTCGACTGCGGTCGTAAACGCCCTTGCCCACCCAAAATCTGGGTGCGGATCCAGCCACGCCACAGGAGTCGCCTGCAAAATTTCACTTTGCGTGGTGGTGGGATCGTCAACCTCAACCACCCACTGCCGCGAATAGGCGGGCGGTTCTCCAAACTTCTGCGAAGCCGAAACGGTCGCCAGCTCTGTGTATTTGACAATGCCCATTACGCAGCCGCTCCAAGGATTTCAATTGGCGCCTGCTGCAACGCCTTGAGGGCGGCAACGGCCTCGTTGAGCTTGGCCGTTTGCTTGCGGTTCTCCTCAAGGGCCGGATCTTCCCGGCCTGTTGCCAACGCCAGGTACTGCGCCATGCCTTCGCTAGAGCGTATGTCGTTGCCCTGCAGGGCCTCGTTTGATTTCATGCCTAGCTGGCGTTCGTTTTCGGCCTTGTACTCCGACGCAGACGCAACGTTTTCTTCCGCATTGGAAATTTCCTGCGCTCTCTTTTTCTTCGCGTTTTCGATGCGTTTGGCTTCCGCTTCGGCCTCTTTGGCGGCTTTTTCGGCCGCAGCTTTTGCTTCCTTCGCGGCCTTCTCCTCGTCTTTTTGTTTTTTGTCCGCGGCTGCTGCAGCCTCTCGGGCAGCGTTCTTGTCGGCCGCCTGTTGCTCGCGCTCACGCTGTCGCTGTGCCTTGGCTTCGGGATTGTTCATGCGCTCACGCGCTTTTTGCACAGCACGGCCGGCAGGTCCGGTCGTTTGCTGGCTGGCGTCTTCTCCAAACACGGCACGACCGGCGGCAGACGCAGCGTTGCCGGCAGCGTCTGCCATTTCCTTGGTGTTTTTATCGGCGGCGGCGCTAGCGTTTTCCTTGAGCGTTTTTCCCACGGACTCCAAATCGGAACTGACCCACGACCCAAGTCCCTCCAGGAACGCACCAAGGCCAACCAGCAGCACGTTGGCGCCGGCCTCAAACGCATTAAATATGGCGCGCAGACCTTCCATGACCGCCGTAAACGCATTGGCCACAAAATCGAACACGGCCCCAACTTCGGCAAGACTCAAGCCAAATTCGTCAAAACCGGCCATGGCGTTGTCAAAAATGCCGGCAAGATAGTCGGCCACATCCAACAAGGCGTTTGAAATCACATCGGCCACGCCGCCGCCTTCGCCGCCAGCTGCATTGAACTGTTCCACAAACGCCAGCAGGTCGTTTGCTAGGCTTTCAACCACCGGAGCCAGATTTCCCAAAACGTTTCCAGCAATACCCGTCATTGTGGCGTTTACCATGTCCAAAGCGTCGTTCATCGACGCAATCGCATCGACTTGATCCGCGCCGACAATTGCGCCAAGGCCACGCATCCGCTCTTCGACTTCGGCAATGTTCTGAGACATCAGCGGCAACAATTCCACGCCACTCCGACCAAAGATTGCCACGGCCGCCGCCGCCCGTTCGGCTTCCGTGGGCAGTGCCGAAATGGCCGCCTGTATCGCCGTGAACTGGTCTTCCGGCGACATGGCCCTTAGTTGCTCAAATTCGAGCCCCAGCCGTGTAAATGCTTCCGTGTTGCCGCTTTCCCCGGCTTGGCCAATAGCCACAGCCAGCTTTTGGACGGCCGTGGTGATGTCATCCACGCCAGACAGCTTTGCCGCAAACTGCAACGCCTGCAGTGACTCAACACCGATTCCTGTCCGCTGGGACAAATCGTTGAGTGAATCAACCGACGCAGACACGTCAGCCGCAAACCCCAAAGCAGACCTACCGGCAGACATAAAAGCGTTGGCGGCCATGCCGATGCCCTTGGCAACGGCCGCACCAATCGCAATGTTCTTGATCATCGACACGTCGTTGGCGGTTTGCCTGGCTTGACGGCCGAATTTGTCCAACGCCTTGGCCGCCTCATTGGATCCAGACGTAACACCGCCGGCAGACATGCTCGCGCGCATTGCCAAAGCCAACGTTGTTGCCATACGTCACCGTTTTAGCTTTGACAGTTCTGCTGCGATTTCTGCGGCCGACATTGGCGAGCGTTCAATCGGCATAAAATCTTCTTCCTTGGGAACTCGCTTTGTGTGCGGCGCTAGCACTGCCGATGTCAGTCTTGCCGTTTGCCGCCACTCTCCACCCAGCGGATTTACAAAACGATGAAACGCCATCCACTGCCGATATTCGGCCACGTCCATCCGTTGCCCTAGTTCCCGCACCGTCATGCCCAAGTGACCGGCCAACAGCAGCGGGAAAGCGTCCAGCGGCCGGTCTTTTAGTTTTTTCCGATGTCCTTGATTTCGTTGTCATCCAAGTCGTTGTGCCGCTGGGCAATTTTGAACAGCCGGGAACACACCTTGCCGGAAAGCGGCTTGAGCTGCTCGCTGGTGAACAGCGGTTTGCCAGATTCGTCCACAAGCACCCTTGACAGGTACTTGGTGCGGTAATCGTCCACTCCTTCGCCCTTCGATCGCAGGCACTCCAGTTCCCACGCCTGCAAGTCGCCAACGGGCAACGAGCGAATCCACACGCTGCAGCCCCATTCGAGAACGTCCACTTTCAAAGCGTTGGCCTGATCGGCCGCCTGTATCTGTTCAGCTAATCCCATTTACGCCCCAATTTTAAAAGTGGCTTGATATTGCTGGAGTTCGCCAACGGCAGCGTTCCAACCCAGAGACTCAAAAATAGTCTTGCCAAACGACCAGCTGGCGTTTGGCCCATTGATAGATAGCGAACCAGTCAAGCCGACGTTGGTTATCTGCATTCCGTTGGCAAGTCGCACGCCCACGGTCACGCTGCCGTAATCAACGTCTGCAGCGGAATAGATTTTCCCGCTTTGGCGGGTGGCACTGCGTGGCGTAACTTCCACGACATCGGCGGACATGCCGTCCACCGACACGGAAACAACTTCGCCCAGCGTTACGCCATTCCAAACGACGGTAAACCCTTGGGATACATTCGCCACGGCCGCACCCTGGCGTTACTTCACCTTGAAGGTGGCGTTGCCCTTGACCAGTTCGCCCACGGCGTAGGTAATGCTGGAAGCTGAAACTGTCGCCGTGTAGGAGGTTCCGGCAAACGACAGCGTTCCATTGGCGCCGATGGCCGGGGCCGTTGAGCCGTAGTAGTCCACCGTAATTTCGTTGTCCACCAGTGCGGGCGACTGGTAGGTCTTGTTGGCGCCGCTGGCCAGGTTGAGGTGCGACGTTTCCAGCAGATCGCCGCCGTACGTCACGCCCACGTTGGTGGCGGTGTACGTCGAGCCCGAAAACACAAAATTGTTGCCTTGAGAATCGGCTGGCATGGGGCGCTCCTATGTGCGGGGATACATGGAAAATACCCCTGCGGGGATGAGCCCTTGCAGTCACGGGCCGGCAGCTGCGGCCTTGGCGGCCTTTTTCTTGGAATACTCCTCCAGTTGCTTCATGGCGTTTACTAGACCCTGCCGCAATTCCTTTTCCAGCCTACTTGCCACCGCACCCCGAACCTGCATCCACGTTCGCGCAACCGGGTGCTGCGCCCGAATCGCCGGCAAGATGACGGCCTGGCCGCGTGGAGCCGCTTTAAAAAACGCCTTGGGATACTTGGGCGACGATTGCACAACCTTGCGGCCTCCCTTGACCATCCGCTGCCGTTTGAGTGTGAACGGCCCGAGGCTGTCGTAGCTGGACGCAATCACATATTTACGCAATTTCGAAGGCTGGTTGATGCGCCGTTCTTTGGTTCCGAACTCAATCCAGAACTGATGAAACGCACGATCTGGCCCCTTGCGAACCTTGCCGCCTTGTGCCGACTGGGATTTGCCGGTTCCGGGTTTCACATAGCCAACAATCGCAGCGCCGGTTCCTGTCTCTGCATACCGCACGGATTTGATCTTTACGGCCCGGGCTAGATTCCCGGTAGGCCCCTTGGGGGAATTAGCCTTTAGTGCCGCCACGGCTGGAGACATGGCGCGTTTCAATGCGGCGCCCTGCGTAATCGCAGACAACCCCTTCGGCAGTTTGCGGAATCCTTGCCGCAATTCCTCAATATCTGGGAACTCAAATTTGAGTGCCGTTGTGGACATTAGGTCGCCTCGAAGACGCGAAAATCAAACGTCTGCGACACGTTGTAGAACGGCAGCATTTGATCATCTTGCGGCATGTCTACGCCGTCTGCCTCGCTCTGCAGAATTGTTCGCTGGATCGTCACGCTTCCTGTGGTGCCGGTCCAGCCGTCCAGCTGCAAACGCAACGCCCGGGCGATTGTTTTCACGCTTGTGTACGAAGTGTCGTAGCTGGTGAATTGCATCGTCACGACGCGCCCGCCAAGCGGCCCCGCGAGAGACTGCGCGTCCGTAGCCTGCACGCCCACTCTCTGATAGATCACAAGCGGAAGCGCCGTGCCTGTTGGTGCAATAAGCGGAAAAATCTTTGTGCCAACCAACGACGAAACGCTGGTCTGCGATGTCAGCCGGGCATAGAGAAAAGCTTCAGGGGCGTCAATCATGAAGCGGCCCTCTCGGTGCAGATAAGTTCGTGCGTCCAGCGGCGTTCACGCTCGTTGATCTGCCCAATCTCCAGCGTGCGGCTGTCGTAAATGACCCGCATGCTGGAAGTGAGCCCGGGCAGATACCGCATCGTGATTTTGTGCGTGCTGATCCCGATGGTTTCTGCGTAACGCTCTGCCTCCCGGCCGCCCAGCGAACGCACATCGGCCCAGACGGTCGCGAAATCGCTCCAAGTCAGCGACGTTTCGCCTACGTCATTGCGTGTCTGGCTGGGCTGCTGCACGGTCACCCGTGCCCACAGATCGCCGGCGTCCAGCGGCATTAGCGGTAGCTCCCCCAGCGAACGGAATCTAGCAGTGCCTTTGTGCCCATCGGCACTTCCGACAGGGCCGATGACAGGGCCGATTCGCCCGTCATCTCCCGATTTCGCCACAGGTGCGCCACAAGCATCAGGAGGGCCGATCGCACGGGCGGTGGAACCTTGGACCCATCGGCACCGTAGCCGGCCCACCACGTCACGCTGATGCTGTTCTGATCGATCAGGTGGCTGGGCCACGTCTTGCCGTACAGCGGGCGAATGACCCCGGGCGTCTGGTTCCTGTCGATGCGATATTCGGTGCCGGCCAGCGTCGTGGTTGTGCCGCTGACGGCCGGCGTATAGACCACCGTCACATCAGCGTAGGCGTCCACCGTGGCCATGGGCGGCCTCGGCAATTCGATATCCATGTTCGGCACCACGCCCTGGCGGCCTTCGGTGTTGTTCCCGTCCGCCCGCAGGCCAAACTGCATCGGGGAACCAACAGACCCGTAGAACGAATCCAGCCGCATGGTCCACTGCGTCAGAATCAGCGTGCGGTCTAGGTAGTCCTCTGCCCACGCCCTGGCGGAACTGATCATCGACTGAATCAGCAGATCTTCTGCGTCGGAATCAATACGCAGGTGCACCTTGGCGTCCGCCAGGCTGACGGGCTCCACCACCGGCTGCGTGGCACGAACGAGACTGCGATACCTCATCGGCGTTTTCTCCTCGGCGTGGCGTCTGCGTGTTCGGAGGCCGGCTCGACGGCGGCCACCTCCAACAGCTGCTGCGTGTCACGGACGGCCCGGCCGGTGTTCACCAGCTCCGTGCCCATGCCGTCTGGCACGTCGATCACGTCTCCCACGCAATACACCTTCCAAGCCCGTATGAATTTGATTTTCATGCTTTGCTGGCCTCTCCGTGTTCGACGCTGCCCCATGCCTCTGCCGGCCGCTTGCCGCCGGCGGACCAGTAGGACGATGGGTACTGGTAGACGGGTTTCAGATCCCGCCCCGGCCAGGTAATCATCAATTCGGCGTGGCCAATGGCCACCTGCGGCGCCACGCCCAGCGTGTTTCCGCTGTCCTTCCACTGCCGCCAAAAGTGGATGTCTGGATCCGTGCGGTGCCGTTCGCCTTCGGCGGCATCGCCCCAATGGCCATCCTCACGGGGTTTCCCCAGAAACCAGGGCGTCTTCGTGCGTTTCAGCGCCTCGGAACGCAGCAGCGTGCAGCCAAAGTGCGCCGTATCAACGGGCTGCACAGTCGCTTCAAACCATGTGTTTTCCAGCTGCACCACACCGATATGCCCGCCATGGCCGGCGGGCGTGAACATCGGCATTCCCATATCCCTCTTTGTCTGCAGCGGCGCTACGGCGTCGTAACCGCTGACCATGGCACACCCCAGCAGCCGCTGCACCGTGTCGGCCTCGAAAACGCTGTCGTAGTCGCACACCAGAATCCAATCGGTGCGGTCCACCATCTCCAGCAACACCCTGTCTAGGCACTGGTCCCAGAACGCCCCGGTGTGCTTGGTGGGGCGAATGCCCAGCGGCAGCAGCGCCTGCACAACGCAAAAAAAGTTGTCCGTGAACGACAGTCTTGGGACGCTGAACGCCGCTTCCACCCTAACATCGTGCCGCACGTTTCCGACTTGAACGATCACGGGCTGGCCTCCTAAACGCCAAACGGGCGGCACGGCAGACGCCGGCCGCCCGCCTTGGGCGTTTGTCGCAGCACTGTCAAGCGATCAAAGCGACTTGAAATCGTTCACGTTGGCGCCGGTGGCGTCCGTGGCGTGCGACTCGGCCTTCGACAGGCGGCCGGCGGTGACAACCGCCACCGTGTTGCCGGGGCTCGTAACGACCGTCAGGTAACGCTTGCGGCCACGCAGATCGACGTTGAACCGGGCAATCGCAC